GCGAAGTTTGTTGACCACATTAATTCCGCCAGCGGCCCCGCCGCAGGCATCACTGCGCACAATGGAGGAACCATGAACCAGCGCATTACAGGAAAGCGGGGCAGTCAGGCCTCGCTGGCAAAAAATCAGGCCGAGGAAGATAACGAGGTCGAAGATAAAGAAGATGAGGAAGCAGAAACCTCATCGAAAAAAGGTGCAGGCGCAAAAGACGCCGTTCCTGATGAGGAGGATTCTGCTGACGATGACGACAAAAAGTCGTCGAAATCGGCTGAAGATGAACGCAAGCGCATCGCCGCGATCATTGGCGATGAAGAAGCTAAAGGCCGGGAACAGCTTGCGCAGCATCTTGCCTTCAACACCTCAATGGGTGTTGCGGACGCCCGCGCGGCGCTTGCTGCAGCACCGAAATCTTCTGGTGGTCTGTCTGCCTTGATGGCCGGGGCAGGTAACCCCGATATCGGTGCGGATGGTGGTGTCGAAACAGACGAAACCAAGGTCGCAAGCGCGTGGGGCGCATCCCTGCAGCGCGTTACCGGCTCTTAAATCAAAGGGTGAAAACCAATGACGTTGCATGTTGCAGGGCCGCGAGTAGCGGCCTTTATTAATTTCGAGGTCAGCCAGCAGTTTCGCGAGACGGGAATGCTGAAGGCCGGTGATGTCTATCTCCCGGGGACTGTTCTTGGGCGTCAGGCTGTGTCGGACACGATTTCTGCGGTTGCCGGTGCCAATACCGGGGATGGAACGCTTGACGGCGCGACAATAGTGGCCGGCAAGGATGTCGAGCTTGGCGGTTATGTTCTTACCGCAAAGACGGCAACAAAATTCTCGGTCGTAACGCCCGGCGGTGATGCACTGAAAGATGCGACAGTGGGCACGGCCTACAATTCGTCTCATATCGGCGAGTTTACGATTGCGGCTGGTGGTACCGCATTTGTCGAAGGTGACAGTTTTACTGTGACCGTATCGCAGGGAAACGGCGAATTCACGCCGCTTGATCCGGATGCCGACGACGGGTCACAGGTGGCGGCTGCCATCCTTTTCAACGATGTCGATGCCAAGTCTGCCGCGAAGAAAGGCGTCCTAATTACGCGCCTTGCGACGGTCAGCCAATCCCGCCTGATCTGGCCGGAAGGTATCACCGATGGTCAAAAGGCCGCGGCGATTGCTGATCTGGCTTCCAACCATCTTCTGGTGAAGTAAGGAACCCATCACAATGCCAGCTCTTGATATTTTCAGTAACAACCCGGCGTTTTCGATGATGGGCATGATGTCCCTTGTTGAAAAAGCGCCGTATGTCCCTTCTTTCTTGGGCAGTATCCCGGGTTTGTGGACACCTCGTCCCGTTCGCACGGTAACTATTCCGATTGAAGTCATCGGCAATAAAATCAGCATCATTCAGACTTCGGAACGTGGCACTGCGGCACCGCGTGGCAACAATAATCAGAAGCGTGAAGTGATCGATGTACGAACTGTTCGCCTAGCGGATAGTGATCGCATCTACGCCGATGAAATTGCAGGCATTCGTGCTTACGGTTCGACAACCGAACTGATGCAGGTGCAGGATGAAGTAAGCCGTCGTTATGCTGGCCCGGGTGGGATGCTTTCGCGTCTTGAATTGACCCGTGAATTCCATCGCATGGGCGCGATTGATGGTCTGATTAAAGATGCCGATGGTGAAACCATCATTGATTGGTATCAGGCATTGGGTTTGACCCGTCCCGATGTGGTCGAGTTTGACTTCTCGGCGGCTTCTGCTGATGGCGAAGGTGTTATTCGGCAGCAGGCGCGGGCACTCAAACGGCAAATTCTTGACAGTCTTGGTGATGTCGTTCTTCCGAATGTCCGGATTGTTGTTCTTTGCGGCGACCAGTTCTTCGATAAACTCGTTGATAACCCTGAAACTCGGGACATATACAAGGCTCGTCCGGCGGCTGGTAAGCTGCTTGATGAAAATCTGGCTTATGATGCCTTTGACTATGCAGAAATTCGCTGGGTTAACTATCGCGGTTCAGAAGAAAGTGGTGTGGGTGTTCCAACGGATGAATTCCGTGCGTTCCCGGTGGCGCCAGGTATTTTCGAGGAAGGCCTGTCTCCGGGGGAATTCCTTGATACCATCAATATGCCGGGCAAGCGCCAGTATCCTCTCGTGATCCCGGACAAAAAGCGCAATATGTTTGTGGATTTGGAAATCTATTCCTATCCGCTTTACATCTGCAAACGACCGGAGGCACTCCGTCGCGGTCGGATCAAGCCTGCCGGTTAATTTCCCTCCGGTTATCGGACTATTGAACGCTCGCCCTTTTTGGGCGGGCGTTTTTCTTTTGGTGATTTCTCATGATTGATTTTGATGCGCTTTTAAATGTGCCAGTGGCTGGCGCTTTCGGTCAGAAAGTAACCATCCGGCATAAAGCCGGGGCAATCTCTACAGTCGAAAAATTCGATTTCCGGCAGGGTGCGGCGCCAGAAGATGGGGGCGGCGAGGCCGAGTTTCAGGCTTTCGAGTTTACTGGTGGGTTTCGCAAGGAAGAGGCGCCCCAGACAAAGCATGGCGATTTTGTTGACGTTGCCGGGGCGACCTACACGGTTGCGGCGATTGATCCCGATGATACGGGGTGGATCACGGTTGGCCTGATGGCGGGCGAGGTGCGCAATGTCTGAATACTTATCGCGATGGGCATTGATGCAGGCCGTCAAGGATCGGTTGGAAGTCAAGCCGGATCGGCCTGAGATCGTTATTGGTCGGATCAGCGAAATTTCTGCTGAAGGCTTGCCCGCAATTTCGATCTATGCGCCGGTCGACAGCATGGAACCGACGGGGTCGTTCTGGAACTTCAATGCATCGGTCAATCTGAACATTGAAGTGCATTGTCAGGTTGCCGAGGACTGGTGTGCTGCGGCCGAACAAGAGACCCAATCCATCATTACCACCCTGTTTGCCGACGGTTCGTTCCGCAAGCTTTGGAAGAAGCCGCCGTCAATATCCATCAAACAATTCATGAGTGACAAAGGCGGGCCGCTGGTCGGCGAAATTATCACCATGTCGGGCGAATTACTGCGCCCGCGTGTGATTTCAATCGATGCTGGTGAATTGCAGGGCATCGATATCGAGCAAGGAGCGATCGATAATGAAAGTGCAGGTTAATCCGGCCAGCGAGGTCAATGGCCAGCCGTTGCGGGTGATGAACCCGGAAACCGGGAAGTATTTCCCTAACGGTTCGTTCGATTTGACCGAGCGGCAACTTCGCAATCCCAAAATCCTCCGTTTGCTGCCGCCTGTTTCGGCGGGTGGCGTTCCGGGCGGTCTTTTCGGTGATCTGGTCCCTGTTGCCGCCAAGGCCGAGAAAAAAGGGTAAGTCATGGCTATTCCAAATGAGAGCTTTAACGAAATCGCCATTAACGCGCGGGTCGCAGGTAAATACATTGAAACCAGCGGTTCGCGCGTGAATGGGCTGGTTTCAAACCATGTTGCCTTGCTGATCGGTCAAAGTTTGGCTTCTGGTTCCGCAAATGACGCCGAACTATTGCTTGTGCCGGGCACTGGCGCCGCTGCTGGCGAGATGTTCGGCAAGGGGGCGAACCTGGCATTGATGGTCGAGGCGTATCGCCAGAACAATACGACCATGACGCTTTATGCCATTGCACTTCCTGATCTGGTTGCGGGTGTGAAAGCGTCTGTTGCGATGACATTCACCGGCGCCGCAACCGAAAGCCGTGCTTTGGCTGTCTATGTTGCGGGTGTGCGGGTGTTTGTGCCGGTGGTTACCGATGATACGCCCGCTGATGTAGCAGCGTCCGTGGCTGCTGCGATTACTGCATTGCCGAATCTGCCGGTTACGGCGACGGCGACGGCTGGTGTCGTAACTTTCGAAGCAAAAAATGCGGGTGAAATAGGAAACGATATTCGCATTCAGGTTGCATTGCGCGGCGTCATGTCCGGTGAAAAGGTTCCTGCAGGTATTTCCATTGCGGTGCCAAACTCCGGGTTTTTGCAAAACGGTTCGGGAAATCCGGATATTGCTGGCGCACTCGCGGCGATCGGTTCTCAGAAAGTCAACTATGTTGGCTTCCCTTGGACCGATGGCGGCACGCTAGATGCCATTTCAGAGTGGCTTGAGGGGCAGCAAAAAGCAGGCGTCGAAAATGATGTCAAAGGCTTCACGGCGCGTCGCGGCACGGTTAGTGAGCTGTTGACTTTTGGAACGTCGCGCAATGACCGCTTTGTCTCCACCATCGGCACCTATGATGCGCCGGGGCCTGCATGGATGCGTGCCGCCCGATATGCCGGGCAGATGTCGGGCAAGCTTTTCAACCATCCGGCTCGTCCACTTGCCGGTGTCGAACTGGTCGGCGAAATGGCGCCACCGGAAAAAAGCCGGTTGGAATACACCGACAAAAACACCCTGATGTTTGCAGGGATCACGGTCACTGATGAAGGTCGCGATGGCAAGGTTCGTCTGAACATGCCGATCACGATGTATCAGACCAATGAGTTTGGTGACCTTTCCGAGGCTTATTTGCTGGTCAATACGGTTGCGCAGCTTGGGCGGATTCGGGATGAACTTGGTAGCGTCCTTAATGGCATTCGGATGTTGCGTCCGATCCTTGTTGATGACGGAACGCAAGTTGATGACGGTATTCCGTATGTGACGCCGCGCTCCGTTCGGGCCTCTCTGATTGCCCATTACGATTATATGGTTGGTCTGGGGCTGGTCGAGGATGTTGATGGATTTGCCGAGCGGTTGGAAGTGTCCAAATCGCCGACCAACTCCTATCGGCTCAACATCATCTATCGCCCGGACCTTTCCAACCCGCTTTATCTTCTCGCTGCCAAGATCGAGTTCGAACTCGATTTTCGCGATTTCTGATCGGGGGATTGATCAATGACGACAGTTGCAGGGGTGCAGTCCCTTGAAGTGGGCGGTGTTTCATATAACACCGCCGATACTGCCACCTATAATCTGGGCGGCAAGCAGCGCGAAAATATCGAAGGCGGCGGCTCCGGCTCGGTCGGCTGGACCGAAAAGGGACGTCCCGCCTTTATCGAGGTGAAGGTTTTCCTTCCCGAGGGAGTGGCCGACTCTGTTTTCACCGGTGTGAAGCGCAAAGAAATCAAGCTGCATTGCGCCGATCGCACGGTTGTTATGAAGTTCGGAACCGAAATGGGTTCCGGTGACAACGATGCGTCGGATAACAGTCTCACAGCCCGTTTTGTCGGGCCAAGTGCAAGGGTGGTTTCGTGATGTTTGATGGTGATTTCAAACCAGAAGATATCGACCTTGATGGTTATGTCGAAGATGGGAAATTCGGTCGCAAAATCCTGCGGCTTGAGTACCCGGTCGCTGTTAAAGTCGAGGATAGTAGCGGAAAGCGCGAGGAAGCCATCGAGCATATCGAGTTCCGTCGTCCCGTAGGACGTGACCTTGATCTTCTTGAAAAGCTTGATGGTGGTAAATCCGTGATGGCTGGTTCTCGCAAATTCATTGCCGGATTGGTCTTTGGTGATGAACGGGTCACCGAAAAAGCCTTCGAGCAAATGGATGCCGATGACTATTTCCGTTCGATGGCGGTATGTTTCGGTTTTTTCCTAAAGCCTTCCCGGACGACTTCCGATCAGTGATCAAGCTGTTTGTCGCGCGTTTCGGCTGGAAGCCAGCCGAAATTCGCGACATGCCGCTTGATGACATTCTCCTTTGTATCGATGCCTATAACGAGGACGCGCAGCGACAGCTTGACGCGTTAAACGGTGTGACTGATGGCTAAGAATTTCGTCGTTAGCATGATCCTGAATGCGCGCGAAACGGTCTCAGGACCGATGCGCCGGGTTCAATCCATGCTGACCGGCATTCGTGCCCGGGCTTCTGCGGTGACGCGAAGCCTTGGCTTCCACAAGATCACCGATGGTTTCCGACGCCTTGGTAGCTCGTTCGCCGGTCTGGGGCGTCATATCTCGGGCGTGGGTGTCGGGCTTCTGGGGTTGGCCGGGATAGGGTTTGGCGGCGGGGTTTTGGCGTGGTTGCATAGTGGGGCGGGCGAGGCCGATGTGCTTGCCAAGTTTGGCCGCACTGTCGGTATTTCGACCGAACGATTGCAGCAATGGCAGCACGCGGCAAACCAAGCCGCGGGAATGTCCAACGAGGAATTGCGCAAAAGCTTCCGTGACCTGGCTAAGAACGTCGGTGACGCCGCCAACGGAATCGGGCGCGCGAAGCCAATCTTTGAGGCGTTGGGTATCCCGCTGCGCGACAATCATGGCAATGTCCGTGATCTGAACGATCTGTTGCCCGAGCTTCAGTCTGCGTTCCGCAAGATCGAGAACCCGGCGCTCCGCACGTCAACCGCAATGAAGCTGTTTGGCGAGAGTGGGTCTAAAATGTCGCTGCTTTTACAGCAGCCGCAAGAGGAAATGGACCGGCTGTTCGGCGATATGGAACGCCTCGGTATGATCAGCAATGAAGCCGCTGGCGATACCGAGGCCTATAACGATGCGCTGGACAGTTGGGGTAAGTCATTTACCGGTATTCGTAACGGTTTGATGGCCTACTTCATGCCGATGATGACGCCGCTGATCAAGAAAATGACCGAGTTCATGGTGTCTATGCGCCCCGAAGTGGTGGAGCGCCTTGGTTCCGCGATTTCGGGCGCTGCGAATACCATGATGGGGTGGTTCACGGTTGCGCAGGATGGCACAACCCCAGCCGGGCAGGCTCTTAGATCGTTTATGTCGACGATTGAAAACCTTATTTCCTATGGCGGCAAGATCATTGATTTCCTTGGCGGTTGGCAAAACGCTGCGTTGGCGCTGGGGGGCATTCTTGCGGGGCCGTTTATTGCGTCGCTTTTGTCTGTTGGTACGGCGTTTGCTCAGTTGGGTTGGGTGCTGGCGTCAAACCCGATCGTTCTGGCGGCGGGGCTTATCGCCGGGGCTGTCTATACGATCTATGACAATTGGGATGGGATCGTCGGTTATTTCACGGGCAAGATTGATGCTGTCAGGTCGGCATTCAAAACCGGGTTCATCGACGGTGTGATGGCCTATATGGCTGAATTTAACCCGTTCGCGATCCTGTATGACGGCTTTACCGGGCTGGTCAAGTATCTGACCGACTTCGACCTTGCGGCCATCATCTCGGAAAAGGTGCAGGCAATGATGTCTGTACTGCCTGATTGGGTGGTTGAAAAGCTCGGGGTGGGCAAGGCCGAACCGGTGCAATCTGCACCAACGCCAGTGCAGTCCGCCGATCCGCCCGCCGTATCCATGGAACAGTCGGCGCGACAGGTGGAGCAAGCCAAGGCGCAGGCCTATCAGGGAGCGAGGGCGCCCGATCCGGTCGAGGGCAAGATCGTCGTCGAAATCGTGGGCGATGGTGCTGCCAATGCCCGCGTTCGGCAGTCAAAGTCGACTGGTATTGGTCTTGAAACCAGCCTGCGGACGGGGCCAAGTCTTGCGGGCATGGGGGCAGGGTAATACCAGCATTCCCGCGCCGATGGTGTTTTTCTTTCATTTTGCACCATCGGCGCGGTTTATTTTGGAGGTCTGGGAATGGAGCATTCCATCCGAATTGATATGGTCGACCGTGTGACGCCGGTGGTTGCGTTACTTGAACAGTTTCCCGAAAGCCTTGTCCATCTCTCGCATTTCCCGTGCGAGGTTGCCTTCAATCTTGATGTCCTCCCGGCAGGAAGGGCAACGGATCGAACGCTTGTTGCTGAGTTCTCCGAGGGTTTTCTTGAAGCTCTTGCTGCAAGCGGGACAGTCGATGTCGATCTTCTGATCGCGAAGGGGATTTTGCATAAGGATTTCTCACGCTGTGGTTGTGGTGGCGATAGCGTGAGGGATGGTGAGGGGCCTGTCAATAAGTGATGGGTAAGGGTGTCCGCATTGTGGACACCCTCTCACTGCTTCTTGAGCCGAACGCCAGGGCCTTTCCCGTCGTCTTCTAGGAATGATATTCCGGCATTTTGATATGCGAATTGTAGGGCGGAAACTGTTGATTGGTTGGTTACTCCGCCGCGTTCGAAGCGGCGAATAGTATTGGGGCTAACTCCCGAGTTGTGGGCAGTTAGATCAAGGGTCCAATCGAGCGCAGCTCGTGCCATTCGTGACTGTTCAGGTTCCATGTTGCGTAATTTACGCAATTTTGCAGTTGACGGCAAAGCATAATATCAGTCATATTGCGCAAATTACGCAATATGGAGGGCGTTATGTCAGTTAAATTCGATCCGCCGAAAGGCATCACGGAACTGGATGAGGTTTTTGATGGTCTCAAAACGGTCGGTGACCGCGATGAGGATAATGTCCTGTCGATCTGGCGGGAACATCAATTGCGGGTGATCCCGGCTGTTACGTCCGGTGAACTGGAAAAGAAATTCGATATTCTTGAAGATTGGGTTGGGCCCGGTAACAAGGGGCTGACCGAGGTTGATTGCTTGCAGGTCTATGCGTGGGTTCGTTCGATCCGCAAAGACGCGGTTGCGATGCTGGAAGGGAAAAAGTCATGACCCTGCCGGTATCATTTGATTTTGAAGGCCAGTCGGTCCGCACTGTCGATATTGATGGTGCAATCTGGTTTGTGTTGGTCGATGTCTGCACCGTGCTGGAAATCGGGAATCCGTCGCAGGCCGCTTCGCGGTTAGATGAGGATGAAAAGTCGACCCTCACTAATAATGAGGGTCGGGCAGGGAACGGGGCACAGTCTTTCACCATCATCAACGAAAGCGGTC